ACCGCCGTACATAGATATTTTTAGCTGTGTTCCAGCTGAAACTGATCCGCCTGTTGGGAGCGCAAAAGAGGGCGTACCGCTTGTAACAATATAGCTATTGTAAGCCTGCATGCTAGTCGAGGTATTTTGCACTTGCGGATTGAAGTACAAATCCAAATTCTTTAGATAAATTTTAGTTGATAAAGGGTCTACAGGGACGTAGTTGAAGTTAGATGGGCCCGGCATTCTGAGTCCGGAGTAAACGAAGAATCCCGCTCCATCCGCGACAAATCCCGAGGTAGAAGAAAGAGTGTTTACGACTGAATCGACAATTACCCCGAAACCTACCCCAAGAAAAGTGTAGACGGGAAGTGTAGCGATAGGATCAAGCAGAGATGATTTAAGGGCTACGATACCCACTGTTACATTAAACGAGTCAACCCAAGTTACCGCATTAAAGATGTTCAGCCTTGCTGATGCCGAGTTAACGGTTGAAGGTGTGTCTGTGGAGACAAAAGAGCAATCAAAGCAATTGGTCACTGCATCCGACGTGTAATCCCAAATCTTTTGTCCGGCTGACGCGGTAAATTTGCATCCTCGGAAATCTGAAGAACCCGTTGAAGCGATACTTACGGCGGTGTTGAGTGTTCCTCGAAATGCGCAACCTTCGAATTGCACGGATACCGGGTTTGCGCCCTGAATATCCATTGCTGGAAAGGGAGCAGTTGTTTGGAATGTAATCCCTGAAATTGTCGTGTTGAAAGCACTCGCTGTGCTGTCTATTAGGCATCGTCCAGTGATTTTTACTAATTCGGATTGACCTGATGTGCCAAGAGCGCAGAGGCTCACTACGGAAGGCAATGTAACATCTTCAACATATACGCCTGGCAAAATGTAAACCACACTGGGGAGCGCTGTCGCTGCTGCTGCGTTTACCGCTTCCTGTACTGTCGCAAAAGGTGCGTCAGGATGTTGTTGGTCGACGACGTATTTTTCGAGACCGGAAAAGTTTACTGAATTTGTTCTTGTCATATAATCCTTATGGTATAACTACTAATTCTTCTGAGACCGTTGGGCTGTCGGTGCTTATTCAAATTCTGGAAGTTCCATTCGATATTGTCTTTGCCATAGATTCCTAAAAAATTAAATAACCTTGAAAAAATGTGAACATTGATCCGCCTCCAAGCAGATCAGCAACCTGTGTGCCGTTGTTTAAAACAATAGAACATTTCGCAGTGTCTCCAGCTGTCATGTCGGCCATTACAAAATGCCTCAATTGTGCCTCATTGTTGACGCTTCGGATTGCGTTGGGTCCACAGATATTTCCGACATATGTTCGGGTTGTAGTAACAATCGAAACGTTGCCATCCGTATGCCCTGTACATCTAAATTTACCGATGTATTTTTTACCATTTTTGATCCTTAAAAGCTTAGCGTGCTTGATCTTTTGAATGATGATTGCATGGTTAGGTCTCCTGTCCCTGCAAGCGTCAGTGCTAATGGAGTTGTGGTTCCACCTTTGATCGTATAACCCGTTGCTGGCGTCGTAATGTCAAGATTCACCGATGTGTTTTTTCTCATATATTTCTTTTAAACCGCCGTTAATGAGCCAAATGATGATTGAGCTTCCCAGGCTAAGTTAGCCGTCTGGCAAACGAGACGAACCGAGTCACCGAGAGCTGTTGAGCTTAATGATCCACCTGCACCCGCAGTTGTTGTAACGATACCAGCTCTAATTTCTTGTCCTGCGCCCTGAGTGATGATCCAAGAGGTTCCGCCAGTTGGTAGCGATACTTCGATAACATCCCCAACCGCAGACACCGCAGGAAGAAGCAGAGACAAAGCACCTGCGCTTGCAAAGTAACCGTTGTTTACGGCTAGAGTTTGGTTCGCAATAATGTTTGTCCATGGGAATGCAGCCGCAGTTGCTGGGAAAGTAGGGATTATTGTTGTGGTGATCGCAGGATCAACGGATGTTGAACCGATTAAAAAAAGCGGTAAGCCGATACTCAGCGTACCAAAAGCACCCGATGTATTAATAAAGAACGGATCAGTTGTAGCGAAGCTATCTCGAATTGAGGTAGCTTGCCCTGCTGCTGTAAATCGAATGCCCTGTTGTCCTGAAATGCTATTAAGAGTGCCAGAAAACTGAGATGCTGCACCGGTAATTAGAACTCCTGATCCCGTTGCGCCACCTGAGAATTGACACACCGTTGCAGTGCAAAGAGCGCTCAGTCCTACAGTTAAACCACTTCCTGCTGCTGCTGTCGAGATAAATTCGGACAACCCCATTCTAAGAGTTCCATTAGCGACGTCAGCGCAATCGGCTGCCAAAGAAAGGCACGTGGTGCTTCTTGTCGTCACATTAGAAGTACCCGCTGCCGAAGCAGACAAAATGCAAAGGCCAGCGTTAGAAATCAAGACGCAATTTTGTAAGTCTAAACTTGCAGTTCCTGCACCTGCATCACCGCAAGTCCATGTGTCGCCTGCGAGAGCCGTAAACAGAATGCTTTCGAAAGACAACTCGCCAGTCGCGGTAAAAGTCTGATTACCTACGATTGAGACTTGCAAGGTAGTCAATGCCGAGGAAGAAGAAGATACGCTCAATCCTGCTGGCCAGGAAATCGATTCGGTATACGTTCCGGGCTGAATCACCATGACTGCGGGAAGTGTGGTTACTGCCGCATCTATTGCGTCCTGAATCGTTTGGTAGGGTGCTCCGTTTGCAATCGTCCCAACAAGATAATTAGTCGCACCAAAGTTATTTGTAGCGTTTGCGTAAAATGTTGCCATATAATTCCTTAAGTAAAGCTAATTGTTCCAGTTGCTGATAAGATTGCCCATCCGGTTGTTGACTCTAATATCGCTTGGAAAAACACTACTCTTATTGATGATCCAACCGACATCGTGAGGCTTGTTTTTCCTGCGGGAGCCGGTATAGATAATCCGTAAAATCTTTGACCTACCGTTGAAATGTTCAATATAAGAGGCCCGGTAGAATTAGGAGACACGAAGATTTCTATTATTTCTCCAAAATTTGAAGCTCCGTCAGTCGGCATGGTTACAGCTGTAGAGTTTCCCTTAAAGTAGTAACTAGTCGCAGGTGCAAGAGCTCCTGGTCCTGAGATATTTACCCATGGACCAGATCCGGAACCCGATCCGGTAAAAGTGATCGTAGATCCTACGGCTGAGGTTGAGATTCCCCCTGCGCCCGTAAAGGTCATCTGGTTGGCAGTCGGGTTTGGGAAAACCGGCATGATTGCCGTTCCTGAACCGGTGATTACGGATGTAAGACCGTCGCCCCTGATGTTTACTGTTCCCGCAGGTGTGCCCGCCCCGGTGAGGACTGATCCTTGACCGATTAAACTTATCACGTTTCCAACTGGGTTCGTGCTTCCGGAATTACCAGAAAAAACGGTAGCCACGTCTGCATCTAGTGTAATCGTGACTGTAGATCCTGCTGCCGTACTTGTTAGGTTAGTACCTGTGGCTATCTGTATATTTCCCAAAGCCGGTGTCGCCGTGCCTGAGTCGCCGGTAAGTGTGCTAACTCCGCCACCGGCACCTGGTGACAGAACCGAAAAGCTTTGCCCTGTACCATTATAAGCAAGCCAGTCGCCGGAGGTAGTGTCCTTAACGAGCTGACCGAGCGCTAAATTCTTGCTAGCATTATTAGGAATACCGTTGCTTTCTATAGGTGCTGGAGCGAGGTCAATCTTTGGCGATCCGACCCCGTAAGCTGTGATTCGTTTTACCATTAGTGACCTCGTTAAAATTTCAGTGTTTTGGAGAGGATTAAATGCGTCAAGATTTCACGCCTTTTTTAGCAGGCTTTTTCTTCTTGTTTTTACCGTATTGCTGCAAGAACCAAAGCAGCTTCACAAGTTCAGGGCTTCTCATCGTTTCTTCCTCTTCGCAGCTTTAGCGGCTTTAATTGCCGGCTCTAAGGCGCTATATATGGTTTCAAACTTTCCTGAATACTCGTTTCCTTTACCGCCACGTTCTTCTTGCAGCTTCTTGATGAGCTTGTACATTGCGGCTCCGATTGGAGACTCAGACCCTTGTTCCCAGGCTCCGATGAAGTTAGAACCACTAGTCTTTCTCTGGTGAAGAGTCTTGGTCAGATAATCGGTATCTTCTTCAGACATATCTTCATAAGTATAAAGACGTCCGTCATGAGGAAGGTATGCGAGCATATTTTTTTCAGGATCGTATCCTGCCCAGTTGACATTGCGTGACACTTGCTGTCCCGTCTCTTCTTCAATTCCACGGATAAGATCGTCGTGAAGCTCGGCAAGATCTTTTTTTGGCAACGGAGACTTAATGAGGTTATCCGTTTCAGCCTTGTGAAGCTTTCCGTCCGAGTCTAGAAGAGCCTGCTTCTGTTTGATATCTTTTACGTCGCCCATCGTATTGGAGGAAGGGTCTAAGACAAGATCTCCTTTCTTAAGCGGACCAGGAACCGAAGCAAGATATTCTTGAACCATATCTGCCATGGGCTTTGCTTGCCCTGACTTAATCTGCTCGCCTAGCCATTTCTTCTGGTGAGGAGCCATCGTGGATTCTAAAGTCTGAGCAATGGCATTAGCATCATTACCTGCCTGCATCATGTTATCGATTCGCTGATCGAGTCCCATGGATTTAAGAATGGCAGATGATGGAGTTGTGACAGCATGCTGAGGAGGAATAGGAGGCGGAGAAAAAGGTGCACCACCTTGCGCGGGCTGATTAGGAGTCACTGTAGGTATGCCACCCATCGCAGCGGGACCTACAGGAGGTATCGCAGGAGGTTGAACGGGAGCGTTTGCCATAGGGGCTGGACCTATAGGAGGTATAGGGGGGGCCATGCCTTGGTCGGCCGGAGTTCCCAGTATAGGAGGCACATGGGAAGGTTGCGTAGGAGCTTGTGTAGGCGACTGACCTCCGAACATACCTCTAGAAGCTAAAGTCCCAGCTATCCCAAGACCTATCTTGGCCAAATCTTTAGTAGATTCAGCATCATATTCTCTTCTTTTCTTATGGATTTGTTGCTCACTCAAACCCTCTAGATCTTGTGATTTAAAATCTCTGCTAATGAAATTAAGGATCTGATTGGCTGTATAACCTGCTGAAGTGGCTCTTCCTATTTTCCCGGCTAAAGATGGATTTTTCTTAGATAAGAAATTAAGAATCTGAACTGCTGTATAGCCAATGGAAAGAGCACTAGAAACAGGATTCACTTTTCACCCCTTAATGCACCAGGCAATCTTCCTGAACCAAACCACACATCCATCAAAGAATCTCTTGGTGGCTGTGCAAATTCAGCGAGTTCTTTGTCCTGATCAGTAGATAGCTTCAATCCTTTAGACATAGCTCTTTGCAATGCTTGATTTATGTCTTTCCAATCGTATTTCTTCGACTTAACAAGCTGTCTTCTTAAGGATAACAAAGACTGATTTTGAGAATTTCTTAGAAGAAAGTCTTCAATTTTATTTATATTTGATTCTTTATCTTTTGATGCCAATGGAATAGAGTCAAGATTAGACGCAACTTGCTTCGTGACTGGATGAATTCTTTCTTCAATTTCTGTAGGACTAAATTCGGCCGCTGCTAATTTCTCTCGAACTATAGGCTCATATCCTTTCTCAATCATCCTATCTATTAGAGGTTGATATTTTGATTGGGCTTGATGTCTGCTTTGCATTGGAGGCCCGGGAAGCAATCCTGAAGTAGCAATCCTCATCGCTTGATTCATTAAACCGGGGATGACGATGTTGTCCATTTGTCGGATATCTTCCATCTCTCTCTTGACGTGAGTAAGAAGTTTCTCAGGATCTTTAATGTCGCTTTTTTGTGCAATCTGAACCGCATAAGGCATTTCATTAGGTTTTATGCCGATATCACCGAGCCTTCCCCTGAAATACTCAAGATTTTGTACCGCTCCTGAATTCATATTGCGAGCTATATCTAAACCTTCCTTGTATTTGCTGGGATCTCCTAACGCATATCTTTGAGCAAATTCTTGAACTTCATTCTCTGTCTTAGGAGAAGTTAAGAATCCTCCTGCACCCTGAAATTGACCTGGAGAGCTTCCTTGTCCTTGAGTTGATTGCCCCTGTCCTAACCCCGTCTGTCCTTGTCCATTGAGCGCTTGCATCCTTTGAGCATTCAAAAGCAATGGGAAGAGAGTTTGCACGTAATTCTCTGCTCCTTCAATGCCATGCGTGGCATTAATAAGGGTCTGCGCAAGCTGCAAAGGCGTGGCATTTTCAGGAAGATCCTTCAGTCCTGAAAGACCTTGTTGAAGCATTCTTCTATCAGTTCCCGCAGTAATGCCTTTTTGAAGCGCAGGCCCTAGGGTATTTGAAAGGGTATTGGCTAAAGTCTGTTGCTGAGGAAGAAGTTGTATGCTCATGAGATCCTCTTTATGTTTTCCATTCCGATATCTCTTTTTCCGATTGAATCTGCAAAGCTCTCTACTCTTGCCTTAGCACATTGAAAGATGTCCTTGTAGAACATTTTGTCTTTCATCTTGTCGCGGATAGTCTTTGCTACGATGACATCGCACATCTTGAGAGCGTCAAGGCTGAGGCCGTCTACTACATCTCTGATGTTTGGGCATTCGATCGTCAACATATCCATATTAAAAAGCGCGCTGTTCTGCATCTTCGTGATGATCATGTAATATTTCGCAGCGTTTTTAGACCCTTGGGATATCGCGTATTCGATGAACTCTTTGATCGCATCGGTCTCAAGTCTTCGCTCGATCTTTCCTGAAGCTCGTTTCTCTAGCCATTCGGCGTTCTGTTTTTGATTGCGAATAGACATCAAAAATTTGTACATTCTTCGAAATTCTGTAACTAGCTTTTCCTTGAAGTCTAAAACCGTGTCGCTATTCCTAAGAAGTGTGCCAAGATACATTGCCTGTTCTTCATTTAGCAAAAATTCAAGTTCTTGAATCCTCTTTTTTTTCTGTTTAGCCCGGATTTCAAATCCAGGCTGAGACACCAAAATTTGTTCTCCAATCCGTCGTTTCCCGACTCTTTCAAACCTATCATGATATTTTGTAACAAGTTTTTTCACGGCTCGATGCGTGGTCCCGAATCCTTTAGACAAGATATAGGTCCCAATCACAATGTCATCATGATGGACAAAAACTAAATCCTTCACGTCATTCATCCATAACCCCAGCTTCAGCCATCTTGTTCTGAAGAAAACCTGTATTGAAATCTGTACCGGTAGACCTATTATTTCCGAACATCCCCGGTCCGTACTTTCCTAGACTTTCTGCGAGTCCTGAGGCGCCCCCCGATATTAGCCCAGCAAGTGGACCTTGAGAGCCCGGCTGATGAGTTGGCTGAATGGCTTTCGTTCCCAGTCCTAGCTGACCAAGAGAGTTGTATTGATTCATGGCCTGACCTGCGGCGCCTTGCTGCAAGTTAGAGAAAAGACCGGCTAGACGCGATTGAAGGTCTGCACCTGCTCCACCCAGAGCTTGAGCAAATCCTGATGAACTTCCGGCGCCTCCACCTAATCCGCCGCCCATTCCTGCAAAGCGCTCACCTAGCTGGGGGAGTATCTGTTGCTGGAATTGCTGCATATAAGGAGCCGCGAATCTATCGTAGACTCCCGGATCTCGATTAAGAAGGTCTTGAAGGTATTGATTCGCTTGGCCGTAAGCTCCACCTTGTCCGCCCATCTGACCCATTTGGCCGGATATTTGGGACATCATCTGCTGTTGCTCGGGAGAAAGAGTTCCTTGCTGACCGTATTCCTCGTCTTTTTGAAATAGAGGGGCTAACAATCCTGCAAGGCCACCGATGCCGCCACCGATCGCTAATCCCGGCAACCCAAATGAAGAACCTATTCCTGCGCCGGTTCCTGCGCCCGCAAGCGCTCCGCCTGCGTAATCTTTCCAACTAGCCATGATGACCTCTTTTACATCATGTTTTAGGAGATATTTTCAGAGGTCAAGCAAGATCTAAAAAAGATTAGGAAGTAAGATTCCTGATAAGAGTTGCTGCACTTACGGGTAAAGAATTTATTTCTTTAGATGCCCTTTTAAGGGCTTGATCAAGGTGAACTCGACTGACTTTTTCTAGTTTACAATTATTGAATATATATGAATCTATCATTATTCCGTTATCATCGATCCAACTTAAAATATCTCGCATCAAATGCTTTGGGAAAGGTACATCCCCACATTTAAAATGTATCCCAAAATATGTTTTATTAATACAAGATTGCCTAAGCTGTAGAGTTGATTCCACACTTGGAGCCCCAAAATATAAAAGTTTCGCTATCAAGCAATCTCGATCGGAGAGTCTGCCGCACAATTCATAAAACATCTCGTATGGTATGAATCTGTTTTTAACTCTCTCCCTGTCAGGATCAAAAGCTTTTGGAATAAGTCCAAAAGTACAGTTTGACAAAACATGTGAAAATTCTATATAAGCATTTACCACAATTTCTTGTGCGAACTTTCCTGCTCTACTATGACACCTTATGTCTTCAAGAACTCGTTTGTGATCTTTTTCGCCATAATTACCTAATGAACCATTATTTGTATGGTGAAAAATATCCAGTAGACCTGATTCGATCAAATCGTCCATAACGAACATGAAAGGACACTTGTTACCTACTTGCTCTTTTATAAATTCAATAATATCACTAGGCTTAGTGTGAGTAATAAATACTTCATATTCAGAAATGTTATCTTTGCATTTTCTATGAAAATCAGAAATTCTCAATCTTTTATTATCAAATTCTATCATGTTTTAAGGAACTCACATACAAAAATTACTGAAGAAAGAGCCGTAGCGGGCAACGGGTTGGTGAAGTTGATATTCGTGGCATCCATCGTAGCATCAGGATAGACCACCGTGAAGAAATCTGGTGTTACGCTTGTGCAAGACGCATAGATTAGCGCTGCGTATTTTAGACCTACGATACCGTGAGGGAATGAAACGACTCCGGCTGCGGGGATGTTCGCGCCATTTAGAGAAACAAGGTCAAACACCTTTCGTGACGCATTGCGAAACGATTGCGTATTGGTGATGTCGTAGTACTGGTTGAAGTTGTAGAACTCCTGGAGGGTATATAGACCTCCCGTCTTCGTATTCGTTGAGTTCGCAATCCTCTTGTAGAGTAACGATATGACCTCGCGGAATTTGTCGAAATCGTCGGGCATCTCCACGGAGATAGGGAGCTGATTGACAAGGAGGGAAGGATCGCTTGAGCTAGACATATTTAATTGACTCTCAGTTATTTAGAAAACGTTCCGGCCGCCTTTTTTAAGGTAAGACTGAATTGCCAATAGCGTCCAACTCTGTTGGTGAGTAACTAAGGTATTCATCAAGTCGTTATCGTACGTCAAGTTTATATTGAAGAACTGGCAAGAGAGCGTCGCGTAAAAGCTAAACCATGCGTAGTTTGATTCGGGCACGTAGAACGCAGGGGGGAGAGTCGTAGAAGCATTCCTATTGCCAACAAGGAAGTTTCCTTGAACCGCAGGAGAAGTGTTTACGTATAGGTTTACGGTCATCCCCGCTGCAATCGTAGACTCCATTAAGAAATCTATTCTAGATAGCTTTATCTGCTGCCCGGATTGCTGGAAGATGTTGATATCCTTCGAGACAAGGTTAAGCTTGGGGAATAGAGCGATCGTTCCTCCTCCTACATAGGTTGCGGTAGAAGAGGAACTCACGTTCTGGTATATCTTCGTTGTAAAATTCCACTCAAAGAGCTGAAACGTATCTTTGCTCACCACCGTTACATTATAGATCTTGTCATTCAAGCCGGGGTCGGATGGCGTCGATCCGCTAAGGAACCGAGTACCTTCGAGATAGATCGTCTCGCCATTCTGTAAGTTGTGGTCGTAAGAAGTGATCAGGATGGGCGAAACGGTCAGGTCAATTGCAGAGATGGTTAAAGACTTCTCATCGGGGGTCGTATATCCGTAGTAATGGATAAACCCTTGTTGATTTCCGGAAGTGATAAGAGGGAATTTGGATTGAGAATCCACATCGTCCCAATACACATCGTTGTCATCCCAAGTGACCGTCAAAGAATCCCATGTAACGTTATCCGTTCTTTGATGAACTCCAAACGCTGTTATGGAATCCCTTAATACTGCGAAGGTATTGTTGCGGTAATTAAAGAGAAGAACCTTATTGGGGTAGACTAGGGAGAGCCCAGGAGCCGCTTGAGTCTGTGCATCGGGGTAATTCCAGAAAACAAGCTCTCTTTGATAGTCGCGGATGCCGAAAACACGTTTAACGCCGTTATTTGCGTTCTTAAAGTCGAAGATGACATCAGGTATATCTAAATCGATTCGCGTGGTCTCAATGGCGTTAGAAGCAGTGATTGCTTTGTCTCCAACCGAAAGCATGTGGTTGTCGAACAAGACGCTTGAGAAAGTAGACTCGCTCCCAAAATCTGCTGAGGTTCTCTCCCAAATGAAGGGGAGCCCGTATTCACCGACGTACCTCAATTGCCATGTAGTTTGCTCGAACTGCACGACCAGCGTATTCTTGATGAATGTAGCGCTCACGATCTCTTCGTTTGTCGGGGCGTCGATGAATCCGCCTCTTCCAAAGATATCAGAGCGATACGCTAGAGGGTCAATGGGGCTTCCAGTCTGCGAGAATCTGCATCGATTGAAGAAGTTGACAGCTGCCCCGGGACCTCCTGCCGTTGTACCTTCCCATGTATTGAGAAGAAGAAGGCGGCTATAATAGGAAATGATTATTCTAGATGAAAATATCTTAGACTGAGGATTGGGCGCATCTGCAACGATAGGAGCGAAATCAGTCCAAGTAACACCATCCGTGTATCTCATCGGGTTGGTGGCGTTACTTACGAAATTGGTGACGAATAATAATCGCGATGAATCAACAGCTCCACGATAATTAGACCCCCAAAAGAAATCTGAATTCGTACCGTTCCAAGTAGTCCCGGGGATAAACTCTAAGAAGTCAGTGCCGTTGTAGATGTAAGCGTATACCGTATCGAACCATATGGTTTGCTCGTCATTTATCGCTGCGATGTCTCTTCTTAGTATGCCCATGACCGGCAGAGACGGGAAATAAGCAAATGCCCCAACAATAGGAGTCGCAGCCAGTACAGGTGCAGTTTGAAGGTCGATAACGGCTGTCGCATAGTTAATCGTTCCGCCTCCTCCGCCAACCAGAACGCCGTCTTTTGCGGGATCGGTGAATACCTGTGCACCAATAGTGATTGATACGCTTCCGGGTTCAATCTGGGCAGTTGTCTCAAGAGATAAGATAGTTCTTACGTTCCCGGTAAAATGCCCGGCTCCGTCTGTATTGCCCAATGCTTGCGCCGTAAGCACCCTTCTCAACCTACCGACAAATTCCAAACCTTGGCGCTTCATCACTCTATCTCGCCAGCAATAGGCATTCTCCATCACTTGCCAAGCCTGATCGGGTAGCAAGAACGGCTTTTTATTGGTGACGAGTCCCTTGGAATATCCCGTGATATAGAAAGGAGTGAGTGGTGATGCCATTAATTACCTATTGCCCAATACACTCCACCCGGCGACGCGGAAGATGAACCGCTTGAGATCCTTGTATTCACTTGAAATTGAGATAAGCTAATAGCTAAACCAGCAACACAGATAACACTTGTAATAGGTAAGATTGTCAAAGAAAGATAAACTTTAAATACAGCAGTAGGAAAGGCAGAAAAGAAGTTATTCGTTGTCGTACTAGCAGAATTCCAATTAAACGGACCCCATTGAACAATGATACCACCGGGTAAAAATGATTGTCCTGACGCAGCAACCACAGGATCTCCTTTGCTCATCTGGAATGACGGCCCTACTACATCGCCTGTTCCTTCGCGCTGGAAGAACCATTCTGTGATCCCGCCCACCTGCTGGGCGTAGTGTGTGATAATGCCTGTCTGAATCTGCGTAGTATCGTCACCTGCCTGAGCAACCATCTCCGTAAATTCATGCTTACCGGCATTCGCTGCATTCATCGCTACGTGATTTTCTGCGATGGTAGTGTTCAAAACCTGAAAGTTTGTGCGGATCTGGTCGCGAGAGCCGCCCAGCGTTTGGCCTGAAACGGGAATATTGGTTACATATGACATGAGTTTTTCCTATTGTGATCCTGTTCCGAAACCTGTACCGCCAAAGCCACCGCCTGATCCTGAAAGCTGGTCGGCATATATCGTGGGAACGCGTCTTTTTCCCAACTCAGCATACGTTCGAGTGTAATTGAGTTGGTAAGCGTCGTTAAGAAACTTATCCATCATAGCTACGCCTTCCATATCCATACGGTCTTGAAATAGCTTTTTCGAGGCGCCGAATGCCAAGGTCTCCCACCATTCCAATAATTCCGGAGTGCCTTGTCCCGCCGGAGTATTGGCAAGAGCTTGAGTAGGCTGGCGATAAGCGATCATTTCTACGGTGTATCCGCGATCCGGTACAGGGCGCAGCGTGAATTGATTCTGGAAGAACAGCATGGACAGGGGTATAGAAGGCTGCACGGGATTGTACTGAATCTGGATGGGGGAGCCTCCGGGAACTACTTGAGAGAAGAAAAGCCCTGCAATCTGCCCCGTTGCGTAGTTAATCGTCCCTTGAGGGTTAACCGAGCTCACGTCTCCAATGAGAAGGCCATTGCCGTCATCCGTTACGTTGAGAGTGTTTCCATTAGCTAGGTTCACTGTAATCAGAACGTTTTGCACTCTGGAAGCAGGGTAATTTAGGTTAGCAGGAGTGGGGGGAACTTGTGTGCTAACCAACGGATTGTTGTTAACACTACGAATAATGGGGCGACCTGTTGTAAATCCTCCATAAGGACCGCTAGTTCCGTTGCCGGTAGCAAAATTAGTCTGAGACTGCCAATTAAAATTGACCGCATAAAAGCTCCATGGATCTTGAAATAGCGCGATCTCTCGTTTCATGCATCTGACGGGCTGTTCGATAGTCGTAAACTTCTCGCTGTCGAATGCGTATGTGTCTACGCCGAACACCGTGTCGAAGGTGAGCACGTCTTTCAGCTTGAGCGAGCGAAATTGAGCCGGGAAGTCGTAGTTATAAAAGCTGTTGATGTAGTCGTCGATGCCTACGCTATTGGGATCGGAGACATCAGCCACGTCAGGGATAATGAATGCATTGCCTGAGCCTGTTAGCCGTCGAAACTTGGCTCGGATTGCGTTGAGTGTGCCTATGGCCATATTTTTGCCTAATTAGGAGGTAAGTTATCGAATACATCTTCAAGATTTACCGTAGGAACGAATAAACCCGGCACGATTCCTGAGCCTACAGGTACGCATATCGCAGGAACGGGCACCAATTGCCCCACGTCTACGAATGCAGTGAATCCCAAACTGTCGATCTCCATCGTTACCGACAAAGAATCGTGGTCTAGGACTCTAGCCTGCAAATTGTTCATTTCAACCATTCCATATGGCTTTGATACACGAAATGAAAGTATCTCGCCATTGGAATAGGTGTGCTCTTCGGTAAAAGTTACGACTGCTTGCTGAGCATTAGTAATCGCTGAAATATATCGAAGAGCAGGAACAAAAGTCATGACGCTCTCACATCAAAATCTTCGGTGAGATATTCCATAGGGGTAAATCTGGTACGTGAAATCTTCGTCACTGTGCCTTTCCCAGTATCCAAATTATCCGCTACTTGTCTGACTTTCTTATAGACGTTGTTAAGATGCTTAGCAAGGATCATCGGAATGGTGACCATCTCTCCGTGTGTGATCTTAACCATACGTACGGGCTCGCCGGGAAAGAATCTATAGCTAAAGTCTAGCCATCCGCCTTGAGCGTCTACAAACTCAAACATCCCTTTGATCATCTTCTCGCCGTCTTTTCTCATCTTATCCATCATAGCCTTAGATTTTGCTCTTTCGGACTCTGACGGAATGTTGAACTTCTTTGAACTTATCTCAATAATTTTCACAAAAACCTCTTCTCTAAATGAAACCCCTCCCTTGCGAGAGGGGATTTCCGATCAATCGGAATTCTTACTACTCAGCCGTAAAATAGTCTGCTTTCATCGCATACCAATCGTACTTTGACCCTGAATTTGTAATTACACTAGAACCCATATGCATAACAAATTTATTTCTGTTATCAAATGTATCCAACAAATTAGTACCAGGAGGCTGTTGAGCTTGCGTAGCGCTTCCGTTATCAGGAACAACTCCTGAAGAAGCAGGAACGCAAACAGCGGGGCTTACGCCTGCTGCTGCAATTGCACTCGTAGGGAAGTTGAACGTCGTAAAGCCTGACGAATCCAAGTCAAGAGTGACTGAAGATACCGTCGCGCTGTTAGTAACGCTCAATACTCGAGCAGAAACATTGTTCATTTCAGCCATGCCGAATGCTGACGACACGCGGAAAGAAAGAATCTCGCCAGGTGTGTAGTTATTCTTTGCGGTGAAAAAAACAACTGCTTGAGCTGCTTTCGTAATCCCTGCGATATAAGACCATCTTGGGTACATCAGGTTAGGGATGTACTTTTTGACAGATCCTGCCGTAGCAGCTGCTGCGAACGTTTGTCCGCCGCTGGCCATGTAGCCAAGAGTGATGCTTACGTTTGTAGTTACTGCCGTCACTTGGAAGGTGTACCCTGCAATTTGCAACTCTCCTGTTGTACCGTACAACCGAACGTGGTCTCCGATAAAGATATCCGCAGTGCTCGCCATGGACACAACGAATGTCCCCGCGTTTCCTGTGATAGCCGTTGTAGCAAGAGCCGCGAATGAAGGAGGTTTAGACGTATCAATAAAAGTAAATCCATTGGCCGTTACTAAAGCTCCCGTAGCAAGCGCGTTTGTCGCCGCAGTTTGATCCGTGATCTTTGCAGATCCTTGCGCAAAGCCGCGTCTAAACTGAGACATCAGCGCGTTTACTGCTGATGCGTCGCCCCAGTTCGTACGGTTCTCCAGAAAGAATAGATCCGGAGTGTCGTTCAGCGCCACTTGGTGCTGTTGTGTGGAATCCGAGGTAAATGAACCTGCGGCTATCAATTGATATGGCAACATGGTTCCTCCTTAAATTCCGGTTGATCGTAGGTTTTGTAACCAGAGGTCCTGAGTGATACACTGACCCTGGTATGTACTACAGCCGGCAGTGTGCCGGAGCATGCATGGATCATTGTTATCATTCTATTACTTTCAGCCATCCAAAGCTTACTGACCATAATCACCAATGGCGGGAGCACCGCTTCGGATGCTCCTCTCATACTTTCGTTATGAGTCTTGACTATCACTTACTCCTCCTCGGAGTTCTCTTTGGTTAGTCGATCAGGTTGCACATGAGTTTTTTTAAACAACCGATGTAATCTTAGGTGGCACTTCTGACAAAACCACTGAACTTCAAGCGGTTTGCTATAATCGAAATGATGCGCTTCAATCCTATATTCTGATGATTCACACATCTCGCACTTGTCAGGTCTTTTTACTTCGCCTTTATTAACCCAATATTGAAGTTGAGTCCTAGCATTGCATTTATCTCTATTAGACTTTTTGTAGTTACTGGCATATTTGGCTCTCCATTCCTTGTACATACCTTTGTACTTGTCTTTTCTTGCCTTCCATTCAGGATCAGAATTCCATCGATCTCTATTTCTTTCGTTGATAGAGTCTCTGTTTTCATCTCTCCATTCACGATGCCTTTGAACACGAGATTCTTTATTTCTCGCTTCATATTCTCTTTCTTTTTGTCTACAGCATTCAATGCACTGAGCGGACAAACCGCACTTATATTTCGGGTCTTTCCTAAATTCATCGGGTCGTTTGTTTACAAGACACTTAGTACATGATTTACTTTCTTCTACCATAGCTAACCTCCATAGGTTTACAGGTAGTATAAATGACCCATGTATTTGCATCAAGCTCACTGCTTACCCCTTGTTGCCATGACTAAGCTGCTTGAGCATAGTTGTAGGTGTCCAAGTCAATTAAAAGAGATTTATCCAGAGCCAAACTTAACCCTGGAGGCATGTAAATAAAACGTGCCTTACCACCACTTTGCCACAAACTATCTATTACTTGTTGACCATATTTTAATATGGCGGATATCTCATTTCTGGATATCTCCACTGCTTTCGTCAGTGGTTTGGCGCACCGCATCTCCTTTCGGAGTCTTCTCGCTTGCTCTCTTACGGTGATGTTTTGATTCATGATGTAGGTAAAAATGACAGACAGCACACAACCAAACGACTTCAAGAGCTTTGGAATAATCCTCATGATGTGCATGAGGTTTACATTCCTTTTGGCACTTAGAGCATGAAGAAGGACGAATAAGTTTCCCTGTTTCGACCGCATACATTGCCCTGTCATGAGCTTTTCTTTTTTCAGGATTTCTTTTATCCCAATCAGAAGATCTTTGGTTTCTTTTGTTCTTGCCATGTCTAGTACTGAGATATTTTTTAGTGGCTTCAAGAGACATGTCTCTAGCCTTTTCAAGATTTCTCTCATACCAATCACGGCTTTGTTTAAGCCTTTTTTCTCTATTCTGTCTTTGCCATTCGGAAACGTACTTAGCCTTATTAGCAATAGCCTCAGGGGATTTTTTAGATCTCTTGACGCTATCAATACAGCACTTGCGGCATCTTGGATTGATGCCGTCCTTACTACATTTAAGCTTTCCAAATTGTTCATCATTTTTTTCTTCTTTACATCTTCTACATACTCTCATTTGGCCTCACATTACGTGTTTGCCAAACGATATTATCAAAACATCTTCCGCAGTGTCACCATAATTACGCGACTAGCGCATAATCGTAGGCTTCCACCTCAATCAGAGAAGATTTAGAGTGGTCTGACATTTTAACCACTTTGTAAGCCTCTTTAGCAGCAACGAAGCAGTTAGCCACGTCATTACCAAGTAAGCTTGCATTCGGCGTAATAGAACCCTGCTCAGACACGAAGTAACGCACGTTGTTCACGCCACCCCATTCAGTAGACAGAGTCTGGCTGATGTTAGGGTATTGGAACTTCCGCACGAATCCCGTAATGCCGTTAAGCACGGGGATCATTCGGGTTGTTAACATACAACCGTAGCTATCGCCCACTGGGCTCGTTCCGAACTTCAGGTCTGCTTCAACAATCGAAGTGATGTACTCGCCCGAGTTGTTTTGCAACACGGTTACGATGTCATCTACGTCTTCGATGGCCATCTCTGTTGGGAGATCTCCGTTTGTTCCGTTTACGCAGTTAATTACAGAAGCTGTTGACTCGAGATTGTCTCGAACCAAGGCGTCTTGTGTTTCGCGCAAAGCTTGTCCTAGACGAGCTGCTGCGCTATTGAGAACTGGATCTTCGTTCGTAATTGTCGTATTGTTAAGCACTTACGTGCTGGTAGGTCATTTCTGCCTACCTCTAGACCTTTCGTCGTCTAGAGCGGACTATCGCATCACCTTTCGGTGCCCTCTCACTTAGTCTCTCACGGCCCCTCTCGGGTTCCGCCCTGTCGGCATGCCTTTCGGTTTAGCCTTCCAAGTCAATCAGAGTGGGTTTATACAGGTCACAATTTAGCTATCTTCTCTGTAAAGGTTTAAGTTCTTGAAAACATGATTCGCGGAATTCCAATTCTCCTTTAGGAATACCAAATCTATGACCTTCTGTCATTGGCTTCATATTTTCACAGAACTTAAGAACAATCTCGGCATTTCTCTTTTTAACCAAAAGGTATGGAAGAACTTTTTGAATGAAAGCACAAATCTGATCTTTCACTACAAGTTCCCACACGAAGCGTCCTTCTTTTGTGTTGTCATTATCTTTCATGACAATTTTCCCATACTTAAAGCAGTTTTTTATGAATGCGCATGGGCGAGAATCTATCTCTCCATATGAAATCTTAGCTGTGTACGCAGGACTTTTTGTTCCTTTCATACGTTTAGAAATCATAAAGGAACCGTCGGTATCCATTAGACCTGCTATATAAGCCCATGATTTGGGATCATCTTCAAAGAAGATATGTTCATCTACACACAGATCCCTACATACCTTCTTATTTAGATCCTTCATTTTTTCATAAGATTCTTGTTTATTGGCCATTCCTGATCTAAACCATTCCAGCAAAAATACTGCCCTATCTTTTTTCATTCTTAGATAAGGGACTATCGATTCAAGAAAAGGTCTAGTCTTCACTTCCGAGAATACCTGCCATCTACAGTGCTCACCTCGGTTAGAAATATTTCCACTAAAAAGACTTACAAAAAATGCTATCAATTCCTTACTGCTTTTGCCGATATTTGCTCCTGCAACATACCTAATGCATTTGGGAGATTGCCTCTTCACAATGAAGAAACTTCCGTCTCCTTCCATACATCCTGCTGCATAAGCCATTTGCTCTTCCTTTTCCATTTCCACTCCTTATATACTTCATGTTATAGTATATTGGAGTGTGATGATTTTACGCTACCATTAAATCTTCACGATATAATGAGTGGATAACCTGTCTGGTTAAAACTATGTACGTTGCGTAGACCCTTACGCGACAGTCCACATCAACACGATGTAACTGCTGACTTGGAGGATTCAATTGAGAATCATCCAAAGGTGTAGTGAACAAATCGAGACGGTCATAACGAGACTGTCTGTCAATGAACCCTTGGTTATCTGGAAGTTCCACAGGAGACGCGAAGAGCATGTGAACTAAGTTCCGCTCTGGCGTGCTGAGAAGCTTCGCATTGTAACGCTGCTGAATTTGTGGAGGCAGCGAACTAATTGAAACGGTCATGGTTTAACCCTTTTGGTTAATACCCGCCGCCACTCATGCCCGCGTACTTTAACATTTCCTGATAGACAGCTGACTTCTCTTCTTTTGTCTTTGGCTCTTGAAAGGCTTGTGCTAATGGTCGAGAGGAAAAAGATTGAGGTGATTGCACCGTCTTTTTATTCTGCTCGAGCTTTTTGTCCACTTCCTTCGTGCGCCGTGTAGACGTGAGTTGATCAGGTATCCCTTTGGATTTGATATTCTCATAAGCCAAAAGGGCTGCCTCATAGGGATCTGAAATAGACGCGATCGCTTGAGCACGACCTGGGTACATTTCTTGTAAAATCTCTATGCTTTCAGGGTTGACGACGTTATCAAAATCGCTGTACTCACGACGTAGCTGGGAACCGATTTCCGACTTCTTCTGCTCTTGCGCACCTCTCTCAAATTCTTGCAGTTTCTTTTGAAACCGCTCCTCTTGAGCTTTGAGCACCTTAGCTAACTTGGAACCGGAAGCGTACTCCTCCCTCTCAAGTTCTTGAAGAATGTCTTCCTGCGGAGCTTGCTGCTGCGTCTGAGAATGCTGATTGCTCATCAATTGCTTGATAAGCTCTTCCTGCATCTTCGCTTTTCTGATTGCTTCGTCTCTGTCCCGTCTGAGGTTTTTGACCCAGTTCCTCTCCTGTTGTACTTCGGGAGTGTGTGCTGTGTCTTGAACCGTCTGTTGGACAGATTCCTGAACGGAATTGTCTTCCGGTGTGGCGGGCACCATTTGCTCGTTGAGAGCGCTGCCTTGGTTTGAAGCTTCTTCCATAACTTTCCTTCTGCTTGGTGAGAGCGTGTTAAGGTGACTTAACACCGACCTAGGAATGCTTTATGCATTCTTAAATTGACCTTAATGGAGAGATATTTAAAATCAAACAATTTATGATATGTCCTAAATGTTTTCTTGACAGAGAGGAAGTTGACTTCCTGCAAAAAGATACGTGCTACAAATGTCAGTACGAACACAAAGTTGCTAACTCTAAACAATTTAACAGGAGGAGATGCAAGAATTGCGGAGGAGACTTATCATCTAACAAATGGTCTTACTGCTGCGAGAGGTGCGCTTACGTTCGCACGAAGAAGCTAAAAGATAGCCATTGGACTAAATTGGTAAAGTAAACGCTATGTATTCGATTGAAGAGCTAGAGAAAACTTTCAAGTTGCATCACGAAAAATCTGCCGAGGTCAATAAGAAGCTCAGAAAGGAGTTTCAAAAGAATAATCCAGGCGAGCCTATCCCCGATCCGTTCAATGACGACTTTAGCTTACCGTTGGCTCTGGAATCGATGTGCAAGGAGATATCCTTTCTAAAATCTCTTCATGATGCGCCGATAAGGGAGGTTAATTGAACACCCTTAGACACGTTTACAACTGCGCCGAGTGCCTAGAGCCATGCTACTCGGTGTATCTCTACACGCGCAAAAACAGCCCCGATAGACTCGACATACTTTGCCGTATCTGCGCCGAGCGCGTGCTCAATTTGAGAGACTGCGAAGTAACTCTTCCAAGACAGATTCTTGCGAGCGAGATTGTGAAGGACGATTCTGCCCCCAAGAGGCAATTGACAATCCGCACATATACATCCGATACCGCAATGCCTCGCACTCGGATGCCTCGTCCGCCTCGATCTCGTCCCGTCTAGATTCCTCGACGTTTTGCAGAGAGTCTGTGCTAGGACGCCACATTAGGATTGGATTGACTGCAGGTATAGACATACGTCACCATTATCAACTCTGCTTAATGGGCTTGTCCTTCCAATTAGGATTAGGTACCCATTCGCATTCTTCATCCTTATCCTTGATAAATCCGAAGCAAGTCAAGTCGAAAGACTTCCACGACTGAATGTTCGATACAAATTCAGGATCAAAATGAGTAGGATTAGCAAGTATGTTATCCATCTCTGACCAATGAGGCAGCGCCCAACAGAAGCGAACTTCTTGAGTTTTAGGATTTTTCCAGAAAACTGTTGTGTCATCCTCAGGCCATGGTCTAAAAGGGTGATAAATAATTCGTCTCAACATAGACGATTTCATTTGCAGGTCTTTCTTTTCGTGAACGATCAGATAAAACGGATAATCGTTATATCGGGGCTTACACAGTCCCTCGTTGATATCCTCTATCAGCGATTTAGTGAACTCATTAGCCATATCACCGACAAGCACATCCTTTTCGCCTTCGGCCTGAGCCTTTTGGTAAATTGCTCCTACGGTCTCACGGCCTGGATCGTAGAGAGATTGGTGCGTCCCAAGAGTTCTTAGAGTCTTTTTCACTTCCGTATCTGGAGGGTGCATTCATTGCCTTTCTTTTCTGTTTTTTAGGAGCTTTCTTAGATATTTTTACAGTGACTTGAGGAGTAATATAATTAAAATCATTCATTCACGGTGCCCTAAAAAAGGCCGTAACATTGCATCACGGCCTACTTGTAACAGAACATCACTTTCCTTTGCTAGACCTAGGTGTGTGCAGGTCTAGAGTCTGAAAGCGCTTAAGTTCGCGCTGATTATGTACAGCCTCGGCGACAACCTGTTCGCGAGACTGTTGTTTCATCGTCATCGGGTTCGGGTCGATGCTCCCTTTCTGCACGGGGACTTTACTCATTACTTTCCTCGTTTAGACGCCTTCTTAGGCATCTTGATCTTCGGAAGTCCTCTTACCTTTGGAGCCATCAATTCATGAGGCTTTGAAGTAATTTTGGACTTCTC